TCTTTCCCTTTCCGCACCACTGCCCGAAGCGGGGACTGAATGATTCCTTGCTCCAGCAGCACCCTGGACAAAAATGGAATATATTCTGTTAATATGGCTTTCTGCAATGCGATACTGGAGGTGGATACTACCACCGGACGCTGTTCCAACGAATTTCCTCTCCCTGTCAGCATGGAATACTTCCGCAATAATACGCAGGCTACCAGATAAGCATAGGTCTTCCCAATCCCCACCCCTGCATCACACAAGGCAATCTGTTCTCCCAGCAGAGTATCCAGCATTTCGTGGCATAGGCGGATCTGCTCTTCCCGGACTGCCAAACCTTGCTCGGGAAACAGCACCCGGAAGATCTTCTCCACTTCCTGATGCGCTCTTTTTTGATATTCAACTTTATAAAACATAGTACTTCTTTCCGCATGGCGTTAATACCACAAGAATACGGCTGTGACATTTTCCCACAGCCGCATGTATCTGATATCAACGACACACTCTTTTTTGATTTCTTATCGTTTTTTCTTTAGCACCGTATTTGTCCTCGACTCCCCGGCTGCCGCACCATATCTATGGCAGGGAACATTACAGGCGGATGCTTCGCTTGGCACCGCTCGCAGATTTCCTGAAAGTCTTGCTGATTACAACTTAGAGTCCATCCTCTTCCTTTTGGGAAGAAATTCGTATCATTATCCCCCGCAGATGATCCTGGCGAAAGACCTGCAAAAGTCCATTCACAGCTATAAGGACTCGCTCAGAATGAGAACAGGCACTGACAGTTTTCTCACGAAATGATCCGCCCTAGTCTTGGTACAGACCTTGTCATAATCCTCCTGCAGTGCTTGTCCCCATCCGTCCTGGCGCTTATACTGTCACGCTTCTATCTTTGGGAACGTACCTGTAATGCTGATATGCGGTTGTCAAAGAACATAAGGTATTTACCCCTTTCATATATATAGCCGATAGGATATGCCATTTTTCTTCACCTTTTTAAATTTTTCATTTTTATTCTCTCAATCTCACTTAATATAAAAGTAAAAAACAGCTAATCCGAAAGTGATATGTACCCAGAATTCTGGGCACATATCAAAAGACTAACTGCTTTATAAGTATAGATATGAAGTTGTTAAACTTTTGAACTTTATTTGCAAAATACCGTTCTTTTACTTCTTATGTTCCTTTATATACTCACCTGACTCCCTAAAACTACCTTTTATTTCTTCATTTAGTTCAGAAAGTATTTCTTTAGCTTCATTTAATGAATCTATTGTTGTATCTTTCCCTTTCTTTGGCGGTTACTACGGTATGTCAAAAAAGTCATAACTAAACAAACTATTCCTATAAACCAAGCATCAGTAAAGAGTAATATTAAGCCTATTACTATAGAGGAGTCAACGTATCATGCATGTTATTAACCGTACCGGTTGTAAAGGAAGTTGTTACCGTCGTAAACAAAGCTGATTGTGGAACACCAAAACGTACTTCTTTTCCTTCCATACTTCCCTGGCTCTGGTCTATGCCCATCTCCTGAATCACTGGATTACCTGCCATTTCTGATTGGTAACAAATAGTAAGTCCAATCAGGAAAATAATCGCCATTGCACCAAAGACAACTGCACCCTGACGTCCAAAAATCACTTTCTTTTGGGCTGTTCCCGGCAATACCTGTGCATTCATGGCAACTTTCTCTGCTTTTTTCTCTTTTCTTTTATCATGAAGCATATGTCCAAAAGTAACCACGCAGGCACCCGGCAAGAGCATCATAGATATCATTTCTATAATATTGCTGATTACCGTAGGGTTTTCAAACGGCGTAGTTGAGTTTGCTCCAAAGAATCCACCACCATTCGTTCCCAAATGTTTAATGGATTCCAGAGCTGCTACCGGTCCCACTGCAATATCCTGGAA